CGTTTGTGGCTTCCCCGAGATACTCCTCTTCGACATCGGCCTCGACGACGCCCTCCTCCTGGAGGACGCGGCGTTTGACCTGGTCGAAGATCACATCTTCGCCGATCCCGAGGCCTGGGTATTGCACGCCATCAGAGGCCTCACCACCGATGAAACGGATAAGCCGGTCTTTGATGGACTGCACACCATCGCTCGGGAACGTGTCGGCTGTGGTCAGCGTCGCGTCGACGTAGATAGTCGCCTCCGTGGCGCGGTCGAATCGTTCGCTTCGCCCATCGAACGACCCCGTTTCGCTGCCGAAGGTGTCGAGACCTGCAGCGCGAGACACCACTAATGCCTCGGCGATATCATCATCGGGCACGCCAGGGGCCAACACTGTCACCTCAACGCCGTACTCATCAGTCCCGGCGTCACGTCGTTCGTCGACGTTGACCGATTCGATCCGGTCGTCAGCATCGAATACCGCTGCCTCGATGGCGCGGAGTGTCGCATTCCCCGACGCCGCGATCTCGTTCCGATAGCGGAGTTTAAACTCGGGGTCGGTCTCACGATCACGCCCAACGACATCACCTTCGTCTGGGTCGCCAGTTTGTCGTGGATTCGTCACCGAATCGACGCCGGCGACGGGTGTGTCAAACTTTGTGATCGTGTTGGCGGCGACGTTTGTGGCTTCCCCGAGATACTCCTCTTCGACATCGGTTTCCCAGGGTTTCAACGCCTCGACCCCCACAGTTGCCGCTGTATCACCGGCCTGCAGGATGGTGTCGGTTGTTGTCGCAAACGGGATCGCCGGCGTGTCCCCCGAAGCCTCGGTTGTCACCACTGTCCCTTCTGGGATGGTCACATCCTCGGCCGCAGGGTCGGTTACTGAGAACTCGACAATGCCAGTCGCCGACCGTTGTGGCAGCCGGCTGAACCCAGCAAGCGCGAGCTGTTTGTCGAGTGCCTCGCCGCTGGCGTCTTCGAAGAACGTGTCGAAGTATACGTCTTCGAGTGCCTGCCACTGCAGGCCGAGTTCGACGCTGACCGTGTCGACGATCTGTTTGAGTGGCGAGGATTGCCTGAGTTCGATGTCGTCGCCGAGACTGTTCCGCAGTGACCGCTCGATACTGTCGACGATGTCGTCGACGTGCTTGCGATCGAAGCTCCCGTCGTCTTGGATGCCGTAGTCTGTCATGCGTTGATCTCCGTCGTAATGTCAAGCCCTGGCCCGTCGACGAGACTGACCGTCAGTGTGATCGCTCGCCGCCGGTTGCGGTCGGGATCCGAGACCTCGACGGACACAACGCGATCAACAACCTCGCCCAGATCAGGGTCATCGGTGAGCGCGGTGCGAACCTCCCGCTCGATAACCGCTGCGGGAGCATCGGCCGCTGTTAGCACGTCGAAGCCATGATCAGGCTCGAAGCTATCCTCGCCGGCGATGGTGCGGAGCGTCGTGCGGAGCTCCTGCCGGACGGCATCGACACCGTCCAGCCACACCAACTCGCCATTTTCGAGCGCAAGGTCGCCCTCGCGTGTCCGTTTTAGTGTGCGTCCGTATCTCATGGTCTACTCAGGTGGGTCGGTGGTGCCAGATCCGCCGCTGTCTGACCAGCTGTATGGATGGCCGTGTTCGGTGAACGCGATGCCGTCGACGAACAACTCGGGGCCGATGTGGACGCCTTCATCATCGAGACGCAGTTCGGTGCCCGACTCGTGGACAACGGCGAGCTCGCCCGGCGCGTGGTCAGGTACCGAATCTGAATCGAGCCAAAGCATCGGCATCATGACAGCCGACTCTAACTCGAACCGTTGCTCGGACTCGGGCGGTTGCTCGCCGCGTTCTTGGATCTGCTTTTTGAGTGGTTCCTTCGCGTGAAGCAGCAACCCCTCGTCGCCGCGTTCGACTGGCACGACAACGCCAGCCCCATCGCGGGCCCAGATCGAGGCTACGGGGACGTTGTCGATGAGGATCTGATCAGACCGTTTGAGGCTGACCGTCGCGCGGCGTTGGTCGTCGATCTCCTGGACGCGCGCCATCGAGATCGTGTTGATGCCACGCAGTTCGGTCTGGATGAACTGCCGTATTGTGTCGACGTTGTCGGCCATAATTAGTCAATTGAGTAGTCAGCATCGACTGGGATGAGCGTGCCAGTCACTTCGTGCGTGCCGTTGGTGGTCGCGGAGGCCATCTCGTACTCGCTGACACGATAGGCCCCGCTGTAGCCCTCAACCGCAACCGAGAGTACTGCGCCTTTCGTGATCCGTGGGTCAAGCAGAGCCTCAAATTCGAGCTGCCCTTCGGTGTCGTCGTCGGTGTCGCTGGCCTCGCCGATCGATGCCAACATCCCACCGTAGCTCAACTCAGGCGCGCTTGAGGCCTGCCCGCTGCGTGGCTGGAAAAACACCTGCCCGCGAGAGGCGAACCACTCATATTCGACGCCGGCGAGATTCGCGGCCTGTTGGATGAGGTCGTCAAGCCACGCCGAGACAGTCCGCTCGGACGTGACTGCATAGGTACCGCTGATCGCCGGGCCCTCGTACTGGGTTCGCCCCGACAGGCCGATGCCGCTGACGAGTTGCGAGGCGATCTGGGCGGGCGTTTTGTCTTTGAACGTCTGCGGCTCTGCGGGCACCTTTGTTGCCGCCTCGGTTTCGTCGACGCCGGCGAGTGTGTGAGCTACATCCCGGCCGTCTCGGCTGCGGTTGAGCGTGTCGATCTCGCCGAGTGTGACCGTCTCAAGTGGGCCGTCTTCCCAGCCCAACTCGATGCGGCAGAGGTCACCCGTTTCGATTTTCGACCACGAGTCATCGCTGAGGTTCCACGTTGTGACCTCGAACTCAAGCGGATCGTCTTTGGGCTTCTCGACAGTGATGTCGAGATCCAGACCGTCCAGTGAGATCGGGCCAGCCGCGACCGACCGCGCTTGTTGGTAGACAGTCATGACTCATCTGGTTGCTGACCGCCAGGGCCGGGCAACGCCCACAGGCGGATCGGATCGCCGAGTGTGGTGGGTGTTGCCGACACCTCTGTCCCTGTTGGGTCGGCGAAGAGAAACGACACGAACGGCCGATACGTGTATAACCGATACGGCTCAACCGCCGACCGAGTCACGATGAACTCTCGCTGCAGGTGCTCGATCTCGACGATCCAACGACCGCCGACCGAATTGTAGTCGAAGCGGAACGCAAAGCGTTGCCCGCCAAAGGCATCGAGACGCGCCTCGATGTGGATCGGTCGCTCCGCACGGATACGCTCGACTGGGAGTGGTATCTCTTCCATTTATAACACCGACGCCAAGCCTTTGCGGACGTTTGAGAGCGATTCGACGATGCCACCTGTCTCGTCTTCGACCGCGCCGCCATCGTTGTCTTCGGACTGCGCGGTCGATGGTTCGGTATCCTCGGCTGCCGTGCCGAGTGATCCCGCCTCGGTCTCGATGTTGATCTCGGCCGACTCGACCGTCGCCTCAACCTGTTCGCGGATATCGAGTGTGACCCGCTCTTTGTTTGTTGGAGCCGGTTCGTTCTGCACCGAGAGATCTTCGACCGCGACGCGGCTGATCGACACCGTCCCGACCGACGCCGGCACAGGCTCACGCTGCTGGCGCAACTCCCGCAGCTCGGGGAGATCGTCTTTGGCAACCCACGCCTCGATCGACGCCTCAAGCGGCTCCGCTCGCACGCGGCTCTGGTAGTCGAACCCCTCCTCGGTTCGTTTCTCGGAGGTTTGCCAGCCACCACTGTCCTCAACACTTGTCGCGCCGTTGAGGACGATGTCGCCGATGGTTACTGTCTCGCTCATTGTGGAATCTCCCGGCTCAGTTGTCTGATCAGTTTGTCGACGGGATCCTGCAGCCCGCTTTCAGCAGCCTGCCGTACCGCATCCGTTGATCCATCGCCGGCGTTGATCTCCTCGATCGTGATGTCGACGCTGATGCCGTCGCCTGAGGACTGACTACCTTGTGCCGGTTGGGGGGATTGCTGCCCGCCGGCGAGACTTTGGCCCGCGTTGAACGCCATCCCGAGCGGCGTCGCGGCGAACATCGACTCGACAACCGAGGTCAGCTGCGGAGCTTCGTCCTCGATTCCGGTGGCGATTGTCGACACGAGCCCGGGGCCCGTCTCGCCGAGATCGGTGAGCGGGCCAGCAGCGGCCGGGCTAAACGGCAGGCGATCACGAACATCGCCGACCATGCTGGTCACTGCTCCGACTGGGTCAGTGGCGGTTGATTTGATCCCGCTGGCGATCATGCTCGGGATCTGCTTGCCGGCCGCGATCCATT